CAGTCAATCATGCGAAAGCCATCGAGATTCCTGTACTTTGTATTTCGCATCTGGCCCAATCCAAAGTGATTGCCATTGGGATTGATTGCCTCCACACGCCAATTGCTTTCCTTTGTGATCAATGTGTTAAAGCATTGGAATTCTTTATAGTTCACAATCCTTGAGTGTGCATAAAGTTTAAGAGAATCTATTGATGGTTTAACTTCTTTTGCAGCTGTTGCCGGTGTTGTGCTAACAAGACATAGCGCGGCCAATAGCACCAAACATCGCGCCCGAGCTATCCGGCACACCGGCTCGTCTGCGAGTCTGGAGCGTACCAACGCTGTCAAATACCGAGCGTAATCTTGGGCGATTCCAACAGGTTTCGCACACCTGTGGACAAAGCCTGTGGATAACTTAATCATGACTTACCCCATCCAGTACCTTTAAATACAGCTCCAACATTGCTCCAAATGCGTGACATTGGAATTGCACAAGTTATGCAATTACCGGCATCGACATCACCATCAGCATCGATGGATCGATTGATGATTGCCATGGTGCCGCATTGATCACATTTGAATTCATAAGTTGGCATCAGATAGCTCCTCAATTCTTGCATCATCGACAATCTTGATGCCAAATGTGCCACATCCCATGCATTGTGCAAACCACTCATGAGCTGTGAGTTCAGCACCTTTCTTGAGTCCATGGCGTTGTTTTGGCTTGCCGTAAAGCTTTTTGCATATTGAACAATCAAATTGCAGGATGTGCATAATTGCTCCTCATTAAAGTTTCAATAGGTTGTAGGTTGATTTGTGGCACGCTCCAATTGTTTTGTGATTGGTTTCGATAGCGTGGTTTCTTAGCTACGGCTACCGGCATCCAGCCAACGATGTGCATTTTTGGTGAGTTACCGGTAACTAGCACAGCGATGTCACGATCATGTCGATCTGATTCCTGAATCCACAAATTCGATGCTGGATTGGGAGACCATTTGACCTCGATGTGCTGGCCAACATCAGCTTTCGACTTATCCCATGTGATGCCGGGCGTGTAGTCGTATCCCAAAGCTTTGGCCACAACCCACTCAGACACCATTGATTCAGCATTTTGTGCAACATATTCGAACCATGAAAGATTGCGCACGATCCGTGAGCTGTGATCAGCACTTCGATCATGACAATGTTGAATTGCTGCAATCATGCATTGGACTTCCTCGATGCGATCAATCATCGACCCAAGCCCAATCCCAATTCAATTTCGGCATCACAATTGCCGCAACAAATGTAATAGCGGTGCTGCTTGTATTGGCCATCATGACTGAGACCACCTCTAGCTGTAATCAACCAAGCTTGATCATTACCGCACAAACATTGCATTGTTATTTTGCTTTTTTTCATCGGCAATCACCGCAAAACCAAATAATTTTTTCCGTTTTGTCATAGCCAATCTGATAACCAAATGGATCAAATTTGGTCAGCTTTGAGCATTTGTCGCATTGCTCGATTTTGTATTGCTCGATCACTTCGCCTTCAAAGTACAAACGCCCGGTCATAGTTTGAGGATTGAGGATTTCCATGTAGGCGCTCATACTTGTGGCTCCCATTTGCCTGTGCTGCGTAATACATACCAACGCGGTGTGCATTGATGCTCTTTGGCCTTTTCGGTGCAAAAGTAGCCGCCCCATGATTTCGGTGCTTCCGGCTTGCTTTGATTCCAACGCATTGCGCCATGGTGGCACTCTGGCGCGGCTGGTGTTTCCTGTGATGATCCAAATGATGGTGTGCCTGACATTTCGGCTTCATCTGCTGTTTTGTAACTTGGCACATCGCCAAACTTTGTGGCCCATGGATCATAAACATCAGCTGCATTAACTTTTTCCATGGTTTCTTTTGTGCTTTTTTCTGTGCCACCCATGACCAAAGCCATCACGCGCATTAAAGCTGAGGTGGTTGTGTCCTCAATCATCCAACGCCTCATTTTTTCCGGATAAGCCTCACGATAACCGAAAGCGTAATCAACCCCGGCCGGCTCTGTTTCATCTTGATTGCGCCATGCTTTAGCTTGTATCAGCACATAACCTTTTTCGGCATTAAATTCAACAATGTGCGCCTCAAGCCTACCTTGCGGAAATGTGGCAATCCAGCGATCCGTTCGATCTTTGTTGCCTTCGTAATTATCCATAAATGACATTATTTGACCGCCTTACGCTCAGCTGAAACAGCATGCCGTGCAACCGCCCGGCCTCGTGTATAGCCTTGTCGCTGGCCTTCCTTAAATCCGACCGCGTAGCTCATGACAGCCCAAAAGGCTCCAGCAATGATCATAAAGATCACAATTGATAATTCGTTCATTGTATTGCTCCCGATTCGGGAACTACTGTGTTTCGCTCCCAAATAAAGAGTGACAGGCACGGCAGACAAAATCAACAATCACGCCTAAATCATGGCGTGTCGTTACCGGATAAACGCCTCTCGATACTTTTTTCGTATTCTGATTTGTGCTTGTCTTTGAGGCCGTTGGATGCTAAAACCCCACCCAAAGACCCGGTGAGAAAAATGGCCAAAGTCTTGAGCAGATCAATGAAAGCTGCATCATTGGGAGCTTGTGCGCCAATCGGCTGTGTGACAAAAATCAATGCATAAGTGATGCCCAATGTAACAATCAAAAACACAATTGCCAGCACCGCGCCAATAAGAAACATAAGCCGGGCTTTGATGTCCTCTTGACTTAATCGCTCTTTACTTTTGGATGGCATCGCCTATCAAATCCTCTGTACAGGTACCAGTCACCTTGCATTGAGGTTTTTGGCACTCTTTGTTTTCCCAATTTTCATGCTCTTGGCATGGGTATCTGACCCAGCCATCGTAACCACACCCGGCAAGGCTTGACGAAAGGATCAAAGCCAAGCCTGCCGCGAGTAGTTTCGGGATCATTTCCCCGTTGATCCGAAAGCTTTGTCAGCTGGATTGAGCCAGCGCAAAATGACCGGCACGACAGCTGCTACGCCACCCATTGCCATTGCCTTGAGATCGCCACCAGCCATGTACACGGCCAAAGCTGCGGCGATGTATGACCGCGCCCATGATGCCGCAATTGCTTTTGCTTGTTCCATTATCTTTCTCCTTTTGGTCGTTCCGGCAATTCACCGGTAAACGGCTCATAAGTAGGTCGGCCGTAGCCAACCACAAATGACCTTGCTCCCAAAGCTCTTGATTTGACCATAACTTCGCCACCATTGCGCTGATCACCACCGCCTGATGTGTTGCCTTCGATAGTCACGATCTGTTTGTCCGATGCCCGGATTACCAAGCCAATGTGATTGATTGTGGTTTTGTCATCAACGATAAAATCAAAGAAAACAAAATCGCCAATCTTTGGTGTTGTGTGCCATTGCTTAGCCTTTTGAAATGCCTCAGCTCCGGCCCGGGTGCTGACCACATTTGGCACTTTGACACCGGCTTGATGGGCGCACCAATTTAGAAACGAGCCACACCATGGCAGCTTGTCGGCTTTCATAAATTTGCCGTATTTTGTCTCATTGTTACCGGTTTCGGCTGTGCCAACCTCAGCGAGCGCAACCTGAATCAAACGCGGCAATGTACCTTGTGGAAATGTCATGACAATAGCAATTTTGCTTCAACGTCGGTAATTCCTAAACGTGCAAGCAATGCAGCCTTTTCGGTAGCAATTGTTGCCGCTGCTTGCGCCGCTGCTTGCGCTGCTGATTCGTCAATTGCTAATTGTGTCAATTCGTCGGCGTTCATTTCGCGTTCAATCATTTCGCCTGTTTGAACATTGTGAATTGTTACCATTGGTTTTGTCATTATTTCACCCCGTATAAGTAGTATGTGCCCGCGGTTGCTGATGTTGCGAAACCACCAAATCCCATTGAAATGCTAGATATGGCACTTGTTCCTGACCATGAACCAATGTAGCCAAAAAGATTCAAACCCGGGGTTCCATTGTTTGCCGTGATTGCTAAAGATCTTAATGATTTTCTAGTTGTAGCATTTGCATAATCAGAAATGTCGACAACAATCAAATTTGCTCCGCTTGTATGTTGATCTTGCGCAACGGTCATATATGTGGAATTCACGGTTGTGTTAGTAACGGAAGTGCTTGTTGTTAAATAATTTGTTGTTGTATCTGCATTAAATCTCAAAGCCATGCCCGCTTGACTTGACGGCAATGAATTTTGAATAACTAATTGTAGATTTCTGTATGAACCGCTTATTGATGAAATTGTTGTTGAAGTTCCGGACAACGTTCCAGTTGCCAATTGTGTCATACCACCAGTTGCAAAAGTAGCCCACTCTGGCGCGGTTGCTCCAGAATTGACCTGAAGCACTTGACCTGCTGTGCCAATTCCCAATCGTGCCGGTGTCGATCCGCTTGATGAATAGATCGTGTCACCAGTTGTGGTCATAGGATTTGTCATGCCAGCTGCATCAGCTGACCAAATAAAATCCATGTCTGTATTGCTGTTTTTCTTTAAGACTTGACCTGTTGTGCCGCCTTTGAGATCAGCCAACGATGTATCAACCGCCTGACCGAATACCTCAAAATCAGCTGGCAGCTGCGAAACCAAATCTGTGTTGGTCGGCATTTGCCAATTGAAATTACTCGTTGGATTACTCATTTTCGCTCCTTACGCCACTATCGTGGCATTGATCCAATCCAAGGTTGGATTGACTGTGTTCCATAGCTCTGTCACCGGCACATCGTTCCAGCGCATTGCCTGTAATGAATAGCTAATCGGTGACAAATTCAAAGAAACGCTGATCTGATTGTATCGGGCGGAAAATGTCCAGCCTTCAACAAAACCCAAATAATCGCCTGAATTCATGTTGAGCGGCAGATCGGCAATTTCCACCGGCATACCCATGAAAACATTGATCAAAGCATCCCGATCTACATCATCAAGCTCTGGATTTGTCAGCTCATAGGTTATGTTGTTGAAATTGAAACGCGGATACGCTCTTAGCTCCAAATAAAAATCAGCTTGATCCTCAGCATCATTTTGATGCTTGATCGTGGTGGTGAAAATCTGTGCCAATTGACCATACAAACCAACCGAGTCCGTATCTACCACGCTCACTTCATTGGATGAATTCTGGCCGTATTTGAGCGTGATGGTGTTTCGGACATCGCCTGTGCGCGATTGGATGCTCAAACCCGATGCCAAAGCGTGGTTGGCTGTTAGCTCAACATAACCATTGGCCGACAAATAATTTGTGCGATGTGTGCTGTCTGCATAACTGATTCGGCCTTGTGCATCCTCATAAATGTAACCCAATCCGGATGTGGCCAAAGCTGACACCAATGAATAAACATCAGTTACCGATGATGATCGATTTTCAAGCTCATAATTGCCGGGCCGATCAATCGTTCCCAATCCGGTGTTTTCGGCATCTTGCCATTGAACCGCTGGATCATAAGTTGCCCATGTTAAGGCTCCTGGTACTTCCTCCCATGATGCAAATAAAACCTCACTCAAAATAGTAAAAATTTGATCGCCATCAAAATCATCCTGCAAAAAACCTTCGGTCAAAGCTTTTGGCAATCGAGCCAATGCGCCCAATGCAATGATGTTGATGCGTTGGGCATAATCGACATTGCCAACCTCAGACACCGAAATTGCTACATCGACAACCGAGCCGCCAAAGATTGGCACAAATGTATTTGTTGAATCTTGCAATTCAATCGTGACACCATCATTGATCGCAATTGCCACATTTGATTGATCAAGGTTGATAATTTCAAGATTCGTATATCCGGCTTGTGCCTGTTCGTAAATGTTCGTCCGACCGCTGGTAATTGTAAGATTGGCCAAAATGGCGGTTTGATATTGCACACCGCCAATGGTCACGCGCCACACCGGATTAAAAAGAGTCATTAGATCGCAACCAAGCCGGTTGCACCGCCTGTGCCTCGGTAGTAAGAATTGTTGAGTGTGTCCACAATGGTGCGTGCTGTACCTTCCGGATCGATGGCACCGCTGACATTGATAGTGATGCGATCAGCCGTTGAAAGGCCTCCTGTGGCTGCTGATCGGGCAACTGCGGCTGCCTCGCGTGCAGCTCTTAGCCGCTCGGTTTCTGCCTTTAATTCCTCACGCCTTAAAATGGCCGCTTGCATGGCTGGTGAATACACACCAATGTCGGCACCGGTTGCAGCTGAAATGATCCCGGTTGGATTGAATCCGGTATCTGCATCTCGCATTGCACCTTGATCCTCTGGCGCGCCGGCTCCCACTCTGAGTGATTTGTCATTTGAATCACCAAAGAAAAAGCGTGTTACTGGATTGTTTTTGACAAAATCCACAAATTCTTTGAGCTTATTGACTGTGCTCGTAATGAATCCAACCAGCCTTGAAAAGCCTGTGACAAGGCTAGCGACAATGTTGCCGATTGTCTGCAAGGCTAATTTGAAAGCACCGCCCAAAATGGGTGCCAATTCATCCTTGACAAATTCAGCAATTGATTTGAATAAGTCAAACAATGGTTTCAATTCCGCGCTGTTATCCGCAACAGCATTTTTGATCTTTCTAAATGCATCGACCAAGCCTTCAAAAACAGGCCTTACAATTGCAAGAATTCCCGGGATGACTGTATCGGCCAAAAATCCGTACCATGCTTTGATGATCGGTAAAACATCATTTTTGATAATTGCAAAAATTTCGGCAAAAGCTGGCCCCAATGTTTTGCTCAAATTGGTTGCAAAGTTTTGAATTGCCGGGATGCCTTTATCCACAAAGCCGCTGACCAATGGTGTGAGCGCATCGAGAACATACGATCCGACAGTTTCTTTTGCTTCATCAAATGCGACAGTTAGCCGCGCCATTTTGCCTTGAAATGTATCAGCTTGCTTTGATGCCTGACCTTCAAAAGTTTTTGACAATGCTAAAGCGGCGGCATCAAAATCTTTTGATTTAATAATCGATTCATCAATGCCAACGCCAAGCCTTTTCAAAGCTCCTAAATTGCCATCATAAGCCTTGCCTAAAGCCTCAGAAACGGCTGATAAATCTTTACCGGTACCGGCGGCAATATCTAAAGCCAAAGATTGCAATTCTTGTGCTTTGGTCGCATCTTTTGTCGAGCGAATCAACCGATCTAGCGATGGCCTTAATTGGTCATCGGTTACACCATTGGCCAAAGCCGTTTGCGTGATGTAATCCTCAACAGCTGCAATCTGTGCATTTGTTGCACCGGTAACATTTTGCAATGTCGTTGCCAATTTGGCTTGAGCGGCTTCATCCTCAATGGCGGATTTGACACCATCGATGAGCAATTTGCCAGCGTAAGCGGCAGCGGCAGCACCAGCTGCGGCAAATGCCAATCCAGCCTTTTTGCTGAAATCACTAATCTTGTTGCCAAATCCTTGTACCTCAGTCGATCCGGCGGTGAGACTTTTTTTGAGCTGGTCAATGTCACCGAGAATTGAGAGCTTGAGTGTTCTACTTTGTCCGGCCATCACCACTCCTTCAAAATCTTAGAAAATGCATTTTCCCATTGATTGATGATGTGTGGTTGTTCGGCACGCAATGTTGGATAAATAAAATAACCAGCTGATCCACCACGCGGCCCACGACCTGACCAAATGGGGAATTGCTTAAATTTTGTTGATCCAAATTCATAACCGCCCCAAAGCTGTTGAGTGGTACCGCCACCAGAAAACTTTTGAGAAACAAAACCGTAACTGATCTCACCGATCTTTGACGATTTGCTTACGCGCGATCCTTGAGCAATGCGGATTGCCGCCTTATTTGGTCGGCTACCAGCTGCGGCTGTGACTTTGGATTGTAGATAGGTAGCCAAGCCATTTGAAACGCCTTTGGCCTCAGCAACAGCTCGCTCATCCATAGCTTTAAAAGCTTTGATGATGCCACGCAAATCAGCCTTGTCATAGGCGATTGTTTCAGTTGCCATCTCGTGTCCTTAGAATCTCAAAAACAGTTAAAATATCCTCAGCGGTTTGAAACTCTGATCGTGACAATCCGGTGGTGATGGCCAATTCCCAAATGATCCGGTTTATTGATCCGGACTCATAACTTTTGGGTTTTCGGTTTCTCCCATGTTTATGTCAGTCACAGTCTCGCACCACACTTCAAATGGTTTCACCGGCTTTCCAGCCGATTCGCGCTTCATTGCGTGGTACGCCAAAAACATCAAATCCGCAATGCCCAATTTCTCAGATACTTGTTGAATTGTGTTCCCGGTTTTCTGTTCCCATTTCATCCACTCCGGTGGGAGCGCGGTATAGGTTGCGCTCTCACCCGAGGTGAATTCAATTGTAATTGCTAGTTTCATGCTCCCGATTT